ACAAACCTCTTGGATTCTTTTGCAAACGTATGTGGGTAATCTTTAATAGCAGGTGTACATATCATCCATATAGCTCCTTCTGGACCGACTCCAGCCATACCAGCAGTCTTGCCGTTAGGCACTGTGAAATACACAGCAGAGCCCTCCTGAGCGATGAATTTAGCGTACTCTATTGGATCATACCCATGACCTTCTTCGACCTCTCTGTGGTCTTCTGGACGTAAGTTAGAGGCCACCTCTATGGCAGCCTCCATTGTTATTGGGTGAATGTATCTAGACACGTTTATAGTTTTTAGGTGTATAATCTCCTTCAAAGGACACAGCATGTAGTGTCGCAGGAGCTGGGTGTGATGATTTAAGTAATACTTCTACGTTAGTGTTCTTTTCATATACTGGTACTGTCTGTATATTCTCTGGTACATATGGAGCATCAGATACATTATATTCATCTAATGCAGCAGCCTCATATGTTTCACTATAATTAGGTTTAGGTGCTACTCTTTGTAAGGTAGTAGTATATAAACCTGACTTACCAAAGTTCAATTTAATTCTATGTACAATAAGTGATGAGTTTACATCAGCCTTAACTTGCTGACCTTGAGTTTGAGTTAGATAGAATGTAGGGAAATGAACAGAATACTCATATAGATATCCTATATAAAATGTACCAGTAGACCAATCTCCAGGTACTGTGAAGTCATCTGTATTAGTAACAGTACACTTAGCATATCTACCTACTCTAGTAGCATTGGTATTAGTATCGACTAAAACTAGATCACCATTAGGTGTAGTAACTTGATCTATCCAATCTGATTGGTTAGCGAATGTTGTTATTTTTGTATTAGCATCATAAGTACCATTAGTAACCGTAGTCCAGTTATCTAGATGTATAAGATAATTAGATGTATCTGATCCTACAGTTTCGTCAATGCTAGGATCTGTATCCTTCTGCATTAAACTTATCCTCTGTAAGAAATTATCAGTATCTAAAATATAATAATCATCATCAATAATGAAATGATATTTAATTGGATTATTTAATTTTATTTTAAACCAAGCTGTTTGCTCTCTCTTTTCTCCTGATACTAAATACTTATAACCATATATAATATCTGAATTTGTTTTTCCAAATAATATTATTTGATTTTCTCTGGAATTAGTTATTAAATCTATATCTTTTGGTAATAAAGTAGATACAATTTTACTTGTCTCCATAACTACAGGTTCTTGTTCTCTGACAACATTAGCCATCTCATTAAAACGACTGTATTTACCTGAGTTATCTATATACCCTGTAGTAACACCTAATGATATAGGAGGTATATCTTTGTTATAATTATATGAAGATATACTTCTCAGTTTAGCTGTATCTGGATTAAGTATTTCTGAATCAGAAGAGAATAAGAATTGTTGGTTAGTACTAAATACTGCTAAACCTGCAGCTACTTCTATACCATCAAACAAGTCAGATGGAAATGCAGAGCTACAAGATATATCAATTGGATCTGTAGCACCTACAGCTAAAGCTGTCTTAGCAAAGAAAGCGGGTGTAGCTAATTCTCCAGGTCTAGATAATATAACATTAGCACCTGATAATAATGCTAATCTATTACGGAAAAATAGAACTCTATTAATCTCCTTTCCTACGAAAGTAGGTAAAGCATTAGTATTATCATCACCTACTACACGGTCTTCCCAAGAATATTTTTTTACTAAAAAATCACCGTCTGCTTGACGCTGTAATACATGAGGCATAGTAGTTGCGTTTAAACTCTTTACTATACCTGGAGCTGCACATTCTATCCATGCACCTGGACCATCATTACCATCATTACCTTGAAACTTAAGGTAGTAATCATCATCGGTTGAATCTTGAGAGTTAGATACTTTAACTATATAACCATCTCTACATTGAGTAGGTAATTCAGAGACATCATTAATTGATGCCTGCATTACTCTCATCAAGTCTTTCTCTGGTACTTCTACACTGAAAGCAGATCCAGAATGAAGATACAAACCGTTACCTATTACTACAGCAGTTATAGCTGTACCAGATAATTCTGAAGTTATACCACCTAGTATCGTATCAACAGTTACAGCTGTCTCTCCATCGAAGGGTGTAGGTACAGGACGTACTGCTTTTATATTAGCTTTAACTGCTACTTCTTCATGATCTTCTACACGTACTGTATAGTTATAAGATGTTTGAGCCTGATCTAAAGTAACTGTAGTTGTATCTCCAGTTTCCCAATCTTCTCCACCATGTAATAATATAACTTGTCTATTATACGAACACTTATAATTATCAGCATCAACACCTCCATCATCTACACCAGCACCTTGACCCTGTTGACCAAGAGCTGAGATACGGAATATTAGATTTTCTGATGAACCACTAGTAACACTAAAGGTCTGTGTACCTATACCTGGACAATGACCAGACCCATTACTTTCATCTAAAGTATCAGAAGATATCTTAAGTCTAGTAGCTCTCTTTATAGTACTAGTAGTTTCATTACTAAATACATTTAAAGAATACTGTCTACCATTCTCTGTTCTTAGTAAATCTACATAAGCAAAGTGTGTATGTTCTCTAGCATCTGTTGTACCTGTGGTACCTACAGTTTTAGTTCTATTATTTAAAAAGGTAGTATCATTAATAGTTAATGCTTGGAGATCTTCTGTAGCTGTAGCACTACTGGGAGTTAAGTAAGAAGTAATAGATGTATGATCAGAGTTACCTCCACTATAAGCACTGTTATCTGTATGATACCATACATTTTTTTCAGCACCATCATTACAACTCCATACCCTTACCTTACCGTCACTAGCTATCTGTCCTATATAAGAACCTTCTGTCTCATCTCTATAGTAATGGAACCAAGAACCATTAGACTGTACGTTAGCTAATGGTGTAGAACCTATACGTTTAGCTCCAGGTCTTTTGTATAGTCCTTCTATTGCATCAGGTATACCATTAACTATATCTTTTACTTGACCTGGAAACTTCTTCAGATCTGGCTGTTGTGACATACCAGCGAAGTAAGTATCTATAGTCTGTGTTACTCCTGTCATTATCTTCCTAGTGTCCTCCAAGGTTGATAGGCAGTATAGACTGAATCTTCTGGTAGACCAAACATAGTATGATTACCTTGATTACATTCATACTCCATTATTGCAGCTCTAGCTAGAACTTCTTGTTGAGATAGTAGTTGTGCTAATTGTGCATTACCTACTAACTGTGTAGCAGCTCTAACTGAAGATCTATATATTATATATCTTTTGAATACTTCAGGTAGATCTGCATAACTTATTAACTTTACTATATCTAAAAGGATTGTAGTGTGACCAGAGAAATCGTCTGAGTGACTCTGCTTATCATAAAGGTATCCATTCCTTTTAACTACATCATGTGTTCTATCTGTCCAACCATCTGTAGTATCCATTCTAAGTATATCAGCACCTATAGCTATCTTACCTGTTGTAGAATCAGGTGTATATGTTACATGTTTTTCTGTATTGAAATGCCAGCCTTCAGCTTGCAAGTCTACATTTGAATCTCTTAATATATTATATATAAATCCTATCTCTGGATTTGTTTTGTCAATACTTGTTACTGGAGATTGACCAATAGCTCCCAAGATTGCATTTACAGCGGAGAGTTCGGTCTCGGTATCAATTGTCGTGGAAGCCATAAAAAATTTTGTAATAAAAAAGGGAGACCGAAGCCTCCCCATATGAATAATAAGTTAGAATGCTTGAGCAACTCCAGTGTTTGGAGCGATACCTGCAATCAATTCCACAGCAGCAGCTGGGTTTAGAGGTGCGGCACCCATTGCGAGACGTCCTAATATGACATCTCCTTGGTAAATTACCGATACATCCCCTGAAGTTACCTGAACCTGTGGTCCGATAGCTTCTACACAACCAACAGCTTCTTTCTGGAAGATAAGTCCACAAGAGTTGTCGAACTTGTTTCCTTCACCGTAGTCGTTAACTGTGCGTTGTCCATCAGGAGCACCAGAAGCAGATTCTGCTTGGTTGCCCATGTCCTCACTTACGAAGGAACCAGTATTACCAGGATCAGTTACACCTGTTACAGTTGTACCAGAACCAGTACCATACTTAGTACCAAACTTACCAAAGAATGGAATGTTCATTGACTTGTAGATCTTGATGCCTGCAATCTCAACGATACCTTGACCACTCTGGCGTGAGTCACCTTGCTCATCTCTATTAACCAGTCCGTTCTCACCAACCTGTTGGATTAGTTCGTAGTACTGTCTAGGGTTAAGTACACCTACACGTCCTTCAGTTGAAACACCTTTCTCATCTAGTGCAGCAGCTGCATCATAGAAAGCGTTTACAAGGTTAGCAGGGACATAAGCATCAGAACCTTGAGCTGTAGCACCAACACGAATCTGTGTTCCACCTGGCTCTAGGAAGTTAGTCTTCTGTATAGGAGAAGCTTGTCTAGCAGCTTTAGTTACTGCTCTAAAGATTCTTCTATCATAGTTCTCTGCAAGAGCGTAACCAATCTTACGTGAGATCTCTCCCCTCAAATCATAATGAGCAAGGGTCTCGTCCAATTCGTAAACGAATGCTGAACTGATTAAGAGGTCATCGCATTCGATGGTTACTTCTGCTACTGGAGGTGCACCGTCGGTGTTACCTAGTATGTTCTGGCCTGGAACATGGAACTCACTATTTGTACGGCCAGTGAAGATGAACTGTAATGAACGTCCGTTCTTCAATGTACGCTTAGTGATTAGATCCCTAGCAATTGTGTTACGCTGGAATCCTTTGAATAGCTCTCCACTAAAGAGCTTAAGATATAAGGCTCTTCTGTGTGCTGTTGTAGTAGCATCAGGAGTACCCTTATTAGCTGCAACACCACCCCATGTTAAGGAAGTGTTGTTAGCATTATTTTGATGTGCCATTTGTATGGATAAATTTTATATTAACTTTCTCAGCTGAAATTTTTTGATCATTGTTGTGGTCTATCCCACCGTCTAGACGGCTAATGGTATCCTACCTTGGCAGGGCAAAAGCCAATCAGTCAGAGATCCGACACTGAGGTGTCTCTGACCTATGGTATTGGAGATGTGCTCCTTCTACCATAATAAAAAAGGCTAGCAGTCCGAAGACCACTAGCCATAATTCGTTGAATCCCTTCACAGAGTAGAGAGTGCTTCTTCTATAGAGATGTCCTCGTCGAACTTCTCTTTAGTTTCTTCATGCTCTTCTGGTTTGTTGTGATGAGATTGGGGTGAAAATGAGGTAACAGAAGCTGTCACCTTATTACTTTGATGAGCCATCAATTTACTTTGTAGTTTTGGTGTACTCAACGCCACGATATACGTAAGTTACTGTCATGTGTAAAATCCATATACCAAGCCCCGTTCCATGCTTGGGTGTCATGCGTCTCTGATTGAAAGAGATGAACGGACGTTGATTAAACGACTGGCGTTGCTTCTATAGCTGCCAAGTCGAGAGGAAAGTTGTGGGCATTTCTTTCATGCATTACTTCCATACCTAGATTAGCACGGTTCAATACATCTGCCCAAGTAGGGACAACCCTACCACC